TGCCGCGCCATCACGCGCTCGAAGTCGTCTGCGATGTACGTGAACGGGACATACAGGTTCTGGGCGCGCTGACCCATCCCATGCATGACGCGCACGTTGCGCTCGACGTCGATGGGAGAGATGTCGATCCTCAGGGTCATGGCGTAACACCGACGACTAGCCGTCGCCCGTACATGGCATTCGGGTACACGGCTAGCCGCCAGTCCTCTCAAGACGCCGAATCACGTCGTTCAGCGTCCAGATCGATCCGTCGTTGCCGACAACTCCTGCGACCTCGCCCACGTTGATCCAGTACCAACCGTAGTCCGGGAAGTTGCCCGTCGGGATGTCCTGGCTTGTGCCCGTAACGTCGGGGTCGTCTCCGATGGACGAGCACAGGGCTTCCTTCATGAACGTGTGCATGGTCTCGTACTCGGCATAGGCGCTGCGATCCTGCGCCACCTGCTCGGGGAAGTACGAGAGTTCGATCAGCATGGCGGTCTTCATTGCGACGACCAGCGACAGCGCCTCGTGATACTTCACGGGTAGCGTCGCAGGATCACCGATGCACGGCGCCATGTCTACGGCGGCGAATGCCATGAGTCGCCGCACTTCGATATCTGTCGGCCTGGTATCCGCCGTGAACATGCCGACCTCGCCGCCCATGCGGGTCTTCGTGCGCGCACGGAGCAACGCGGCGACATCTTCGAGCGACGGATACCAGACCTGTGTCATCAGCTGGGTTCCCTACTCCTGATCCGACCCGGGGTCGGTTTGGCTGGTCAGGTCTTCGGGCTCCTCGTCCTCCGGCGTGTTCCCGGTGGCGGCCTCGGTGGAGGCGATGACAGCCTCCATCAAGGACACGAGGGAAGTACGTGGATCGTTGTTCGTTGTCCGGTTCTCGGCCTGGATCACGCGCTGCGCGTCCCGGGCCGTGACGACGGCCTCCGCGATGTCCTCGGGTGCCTGCTCGGCCACCCAGACGCCTAGCTGGTCATCACCGAAGTCGCCCAAGGCGTCCTCGGCCGTTGCACCAGCAATCGGCATCTCGGCCGCTGCGGTTCCGTACTCCGGCCCTTGGAGGTCAGGCGTCGGCACGTCGCTGTGCTCCACGAACGCGCCTCCCTTCTTCCCTCGCTCCAGGTCGTACTCGTTCACGTCGATCACTGCGCCGCGCCTCGCCCGACGAGGGATGCCATCGGCGTCCTCGTACGAGAAGATGGAGTGGCGGAGCGTGACGCGCTCCCGTCCGTCCTTGGCCTCGGACTTGTCCTCGGCCTTGCTCTTGCTCTGCCTGCGTGCCATGTTGTTGACCTACAGCCCCGTCAGCTTCTGGACGGCGTAGGGGTTGACGATGTACATGACGCCGCGCCAGGACGTCTGCGTCCAGTTGCGCTCCGTCTTCTGCTCCCGCCACGTCTCGGTGCCCATCGGCTTCTCGACGCGCATCTCGCCGAGCTGGCCTCGGGCCACCAGGTACGCCGTGCCCGCGACGACCCGGTTGGAGACGACCGGCGTCAGGTTCACGGAGTCGAGCATGGCCGCGTAGCGATCGCCGTAGGCGATGACCAGGGCCGTCCGCTGTGCCGGGTTCATGATGAGCGTGTCGTACGTGATCCCCAGCTCCAGCTGATCCTGCTCCAGCTGTGCGGTGAGGAAGTCGGCGGTGGGCCGCAGGGTCGGGAGCGTCGGGGTGTTGCCCTCCAGGAGAACGGCATCCCAGTCGTGCCCGACCATGTCGTGCGCCCCGCCGCCTGCCGCGATGGCCGCTTCGAGGATCTGGATGGCACGCTGATTGAGCTTGCGCACCATGGTGTTCGCGAGCTTCCGGAGTTCCCGCTGGTACACGGAGGCCAGGTTCCGCTCGACGGCCTCGTCGGGAATCCAGATCTTGCCGCCCCACTTCTCGACCAGGGCGACCTTCGGGATGCGGCGATCGGCCGTGATGACCGGGAACTCCGCGCCGATCTCGACCTGCTGGACGTCGCGCTCGGAGTAGAGTTCGTTGACGGTCGGCTGGTCGTAGACCACCGCGCCGCCGGTCACTCCACCGGCCGAGTTGAACAGGTACTCCAGCAGGAACGCCTGCATCGTGATGTCGGAGAGGAAGCGCGTCACGCGCGTCGGGTTCTCCAACATCATGTCCACGGTGATGTCGCTGCCCGTGACGACGGGCGGCCCGAGGGGATGCTGTGCGACTGGCATGTTCTCGCCTCCTTCCTACAGGTTGATGGCGACGTAGCAGAGTTCGCCATTCGCCGCGTTGGTCAGGGCGACGCCGATCACGACGCCTGTGCCGAAGACGGCCAGCTTGCCTGCTGCGCCGACCTCGACGGACTGCCCGGACTGGATGGCCGCTCCGGCGGTGATCGGCACGACCTTGTTGCCGCGCACCACCTTGCGGGTGTTGCCCTGCACGGCGTCCCCGTTCAGGACGCCGATGGGCCGAGCCGCTGCCGCGGCCTGGACGCACTTCTGGAGCCCCGTCGTGATGTCCACGGCGTTGTTGGCCTTCGGTGCGACGAGCGTGCAGCCCGCGATCGAGGCGTCGGCGACCATGGTGATGTCATCACCGGGCTCGAACAGTGCGATGCACTGGTTGGCGAGGGCCATGACCTACTGCCCCTTCCCGTTGCGGGCCGCCACGACGGCCGCCTCGGACTCGGTGAGCCAGCTGCCCGGGTACGAGGCGCTGGCCGCGATGGCCTGCTCCTCGGCCGCGCCGCCGACCGACCGCTGATCGATGGGGATGACGTTCTCCTCCAGCGCGTCGATCAGGTCCTCCGTCCCCTTGGCGTCGGCCGCCCAGAGCTTCTCGAAGTTCTCGCGCTGGGCCGGGGCGAACTTGCCCTTGTCGATGGCCGCCGCGATCTTCGTGTCGCGGTGGCGATCGAGCTGGACCTTGCGTGCCTCGCGACCGGCGGCGACGCCGGACTTGAGGTCTTCCAGGACGGCGGTCGGCACGAGGGACATGCCCTCGGGAACGACGAGCGTCGTCTTGGCGGGCTGACTCGGGTCGTCGGGACCCTTGCCATCGCCCGGCTTCTCGGCGCCCGCGTCGTCGTCGCCGTCGTCCAGCACGGCGTCGTCGTCGTCCGGGTTGGCCTCGTCCTCGGGGTCGGTGTCCGTGGTGCCGGGCTTCGGCTCCGCGACCGTCCCTGCCGCCTTCGCGTCCTTGTTCTTGGACGGTCGGCGAGCCTTGGTCTCCGGCATCTCGTTCTCCCTCTGTCGATCGTTTGGCCGCGACTCCGCTGCCGTTGCGAAGATCACGGCTTTCCCGTTGGTATCGGCCGCGTCTGCGGCGACCGCCACGTCCTCGTACACGATCTTGACCTGCTGCGGATCGCCCCACTCGATGCTGTCACCAGCAAGCGTGTAGGGGATGCGGTAGAGGTCGCCATCGTCGCTGTCGCAGATGATCTGCTGCGGCTCCAACTGGACCTCGCGCACCCACCACCAGAGCTGATCCCCGGCCGCCACGTTGTCGTAGAAGTCGCGACGTAGCTGCTCGACGCTCACGGCCGCGTCCAGGCGCGGCACGGGCTTGCCTCCCTTGTAGTTTGCCAGGACGACACCATCGGGAACGTCCTCCGTGGTGTAGAGTGCTGCCAGGTCAGGCAGCGTGCTCACGCCGGGCATGGACACGCCGAGCAGACTCAGCGCACTCAATACCAGCGAGTAGGTCTTGCCCGAGTTGGCCTTGAAGTTGAACAGGCCCTCGACCGAGCGGTTCGGGAATGCCGTCTCCCAAATCTGATCGAACCAGGACGGGACGCCCGCGATATCCGCGTATAGCGTCATCTCATCCAGGTCGTAGTTCGTCAACGTGCCGAAGACTGGCTCCTCGGCGAAGGTGACCAGGTTCGGAGGCTCGCCTTCCGGGCCTTCATACCAATGCCCGATCTTGAGGCGCGCGGACGGGACGTGCGGATCGTCCTGGCTTGCGACGATTGCCGTCAGGTCATCCAGCGTGAACGTCGTCTCGCCCGTCGAGAGCGGGAAGGTGCCGACTTCCAGGATCGGTACGCGGTGCTTGGTGATGAAGTCAGGCATGACGACGGGTGGGCCTCCGAGGCCCCGGGACGCGACCGACGTTGGTCGGCGCACGGACGGCCGACGCACGGACGGCGACGTCGGCAGGAGGAACGCGGACTGGTCGGTCGCGCCCCGAGGCTGTCGAGGGGGAGCCGTTGCTGGACGGAGCGGGTTCCGTCTCTGTGGGTGCAACGCTCCGCGAAGGGCTGTTCGGGTTGCGCTGGGGCAGATTCCAACGCTTCCTTATCCAGCCCTCCGTCTCATCGTCGAGAACCAGTATCTGCTTCTCGAACAAAGCGATGAGGTCGGCTACTGCCAGATCGGGGTCTTCGTCGCGCTCGAACCCTACCATGGGGGCGTTCGCGTTCGGTCCCGAGTTCCAGTCGGTGTAGTCCTCCATCATGTGCTGATTGAAGGTGTCACGAATGTCCTCTGCCAGCGACATCTGGCTCAGCGAGAAGAAGTCGATGAAGCCCTCGGACAGTGCCCGGGAGCCATACGACGTCGTCCCTAGCTGCGCGAACATCTGGAGGAACTTACGTGCCGTCTGCTCATCGTGGTAACGGATGGAAGCTAGCACATCGCTTACACTGCCCTCCACCCCCTTCAACGTGAGATCCATGCCCTCGGCGAGCGTTCCCCCGGAGAACTCGCCCGCCTTGTACCCGTTGGCGATCTTCTGCGCTGCCTCGATCTGCTGCTTGCTGGCGCGCGCAGGAAGCGTCACGATCGGCACACCCATGCTGTTGCGCTCGTGACGCAGAATGTCCAGGCGCAGGAGGCGATCCTTGAGTAGCCAGTTCTTGTAGACCGACCGCAGCATCGATCGCCCTAGCCAGTTCGCGCCCTCGCGGTCGTTGATGTAGCCAACGAGGCGATTGATCGGCAGCTTGCGAATGCCCGAAGGATCGTTCTGGGTGAACAGGCCCGCTTCCTGCCCGATCCACTCCAGGTTGCCTTGCTCCGTCACCTTGAGATCAGTGATCGTCTTCGGATGGATGTAGGCGAGCTTGCGCAGGCGCCACATGTCGCCCCTGATCTCGCCAAGCTGCTCGAAGTAGGCGTAGCCGTACAGCTTGCTCAGGAGTGCCAAGCGCAGGTGATCGCGCCACACGAAGCGATCGCGCGAGCGGGGAATGTCGGTCTTGGGTGTGTCGAGGATCGGCAGG